AATACCGGCAATTTAAACTCAAACCTAGGAAAATAAATGAATATGTTTAACAACAAAGGCGAACTCAACGCCTCATCAGTACGTGATGCATTAGCACAAATTGCTAAATTCGCATCAATTCTCGAAGAAAACCAACCATCAAACGCAGGTCTTGCTGGTCAACCATCACTTTCAGATGAAAAACGTGATGACCTCATTGCTCGTGCAATTCAAACCCAAGAAGGTAAAATTGCTCTTGCCCAAGCAATGGCAAATCCAATCCGCAGAAACTTAGATTACCATGGAATTGCACGCAGAGCCTTAGTAGTTGATCCGTTAAACTAGGTAGCGGATCTAAAAATTGGCTGTATGCTGGAAACTCTAAAAGCTTCAATACTTTACAATCATACAAACTATGCACTGTAGCTAGTTTATCAAAAAAGTAAAGTAAAAATTTGAAGATGATATAGACAATCAGCAGGAAAGGTAAAATGAAAAGCAAAAACTTGGATAAAGATATTTTACAAGACTTATATGTTGTAAAAAGAAAAACAGCATATGAAATAGGCGAAATATTTCAAGTGGATAAAAAAACTGTTCTTAGATATTTGAGAAAATATGGAATAGCAGTAAATCCTAAACAAAGAAAATACGAATTATTAAAAAAATTGAAATGATTGTTGGAACTTTGTTAGGAGATGGTTGCATCGCTCCACATGGAAGAAAAAATAAATCTTATAGATTACTAATTGGTCACTGTGAAAAACAAAAAGATTTAGTATTATATAAGAAGGCTATTTTAGGAAATCTTGTAAATCAAATAAGAATTCAAGAAGATAAAAGAAAAAATTCAATAATGTATAATTTTACTACAATAACTCATCATGAATTAAAAAAATATTATGATTTGTTTTATGATAACGGTAAAAAAATAATTAAAGATGAATTAATCAATTATCTTACTCCAAGATCTTTAGCTTTTTGGATTATGGATGATGGAAGCTCCGGTAAAAATCAAAATAAGGTAACTCTAAGATTGCATACCGAAAGCTTTACAGAACAAGAAAATATTAAATTACAAACTATCCTAAAAATAGGATTTGATATTAAATCAAAAGTTTGTAAATTTAATAGGAATAATAAAGAATATTGTTATTTATCCATAAATAAAGAAAATACACTCAAATTAAGTAAATTAACAGAAAGTTATTTTATTGATTGTATGAAATACAAAATATATACCGATCCTCAACGACTAGAATGCCAATCTCTTGATAATAATCAAGTTGATGATACAGTCTGAACTTTATGGAAACATAAAGAGCTAAACAGAAATGATTTAGCAAATTAACAAATGTTAATTTTAACAATGCCTTGTACCTCAAGGCGCTCTCGCAACCTACGACCGTGATATCGATGTTGCTGCAGTCGTAATTTCCAGCAACGGTACAGGTCCAGAATCCCGCGTATTCGGTGACCGTGTTGTTGTTCCAGAATTCGAACTCTTCAGCAATCCAACCGTTCGTATCGCAGAAGTCAAACGCCGCAGATTCAACGTCATTGACCGTGCAGTTCAAAAAGCTCGTCAAGAAATCATGGCTCAAGAAGACGCAAACGTTTTCGCAGCTCTTGATGCAGCAGCTTCAGTTGAAAACACCGTTCAAGACGTAGCAGATGCAGGCATGTTAAAACGTGACCTTCTCGAAATTAAAGCTCAAGTTGATCGTTGGGACTTAGTAACAACCAAGTTCTTCATGAACATCAATGAATTCAACGATATCCTCAAATGGGGAGCTGGCGGTGGTCAAGGCGTCGGTGGTGGCGAACTCGATCCAGTTTCAATGCGTGAAGTTCTTCAAACTGGTCTCTACGCCCACCTCTGGGGTTCAGACATCCTCGTTTCAAAGATCGTTCCACCAGGTACAGTTTACGGTGCAGCAGATCCAGAATTCGTCGGCGTCATGCCAGTTCGTCAAGACATCGAAGTTCTCCCAGCTGATGAACCAAAACAACTTAAATTAG